TGGTACGTTCCAAGCCGTCGATTGCCAGGTTGAGTTGGTCCTCAGACCAGGAATCCATGTTGATCCCGCGAGGGCGAATGCCATAAGCATCCTTATACATTTCCCAGTAGATGGATTTGAGTTGGTCAATCTGGGGCATAGATGCGAACATATGATTCCTTAATTACTGAAGGGTGGTAGATGAAGTACAGAACAGGTCTTCCTGTTCCATCAGGAGATGGGTCCGAACAGTGCCGTATATTTCAACGGGAGTAGCCAACTCGATGGTATGTTGAACCTTGCCGCCATACTTCACCCGGCTCAGGGTAACCATACCGACAACGGTATAGGAGTTGTTATAGACACCAGCAACTGTTTGACCTTCAAGATTCCACGACATAAATATCCTCTATTTAATTTCTTAACTCAGACTCTAGTATAGCACAACTGGAAGGCTTGTCAACAACTATTTTTCGTGATGTTGCTTTTATGCAACAACGTTAGTTGTCATGCCACAGCCACGTCCACCACCTTCGCTGGTAGTCCAGCTGAACATGTCATACGCATCACGGTACTGAAAAACTTTACGCTCTATAGGACCGAAACCCCGTTCGCCACGTTCAGCCAACTGTGCCTTAACTTCTTTTTTTGTTTTGCCGATGATGGAATACACATCGGAATCATCCGTACACTCAGCGTACCAATAAACTAGACTAGCCATTCTAAACTCCTTAAACCAAATCCAATTGAACTTCAAACTCTTTGCACTTCCGAACGAAGCCGACCGGAACTAGACCGCCTGACGCCTTCTCACGGTTACGCATTTGAGCCAAGTAATATAGAGCCTCGTATGCAGCCTCACTGGCAGAGGTAGTTGCAAAGTTGAAAACGATATCCTTAACTGTCAAGTACAGACCAACCGAAACGTCATCCTTGCGCAGGATGATACGCATTTTTTGGGAATTTTTGAAGCCGGGCATGTAGGTTTTAGTACGCATTTTGAAGTTCCTTTTCAATCACGAAGACTCTATTATCCCACAGCTGGAAAAAATGTCAACAACTATTTTTGATAGTGTTGTTTTTGTGCAACTGACCGGTTCAGCAGGCACCAGTCCAGCGAATGTTCTGGAAAGTCCGTGCCATCGTGTTTCCACGTGCGAAATTCTTAGCAGGACCAGCCCAGCCAGCAGCTTTCAGAATGTCACCTTTGGTGAACTTGCCCATGTCACGAAGGCACACGAACGAATGCACACAGCGGCTGCTACCGACACGGCCAGTAATGACCTTGATGTACCGTGAGCCAACTTCAAATGTCAGACCATCGCAAAAATCTTGCGCCATCTCCGCATTGACGCTTGAGGGTGTTGCACCTTGCCACCGGATGTAGTCAGCTTTGATGCATTCCAGGTATTCGTTGAAGCCGTCGATCACTTTGTTTCCTTTGTTAATCACTACAGACTCAAGTATACACGGTTTGGAGAGCCCGTCAAGAACTATTTTGCATTTTGTTGCTTTTTTGCAACAAAAAAGCCGTCAAAGACGGCTTGGAATTCAATCTTCGGAATCTAGTTCCTCATTTTGTGGCAATTCTTCGCCACGTTCCAGTCGGTGTGTATCGCACAATGTTGAAATCCATCCGTAGTGGTTTGAACGACCAGGACTACCACACACTTCACATGTACGATATGACATGGACTCAGCCATACGAATCATTCCATTAATTACATCAGTATAACCATTTGTGTAGAATCGCAATCCACCAAACTTTTCTTTCACTTGGCTTGCTGTAATGTATGGGATACTTACAGGAACTTCTCTGAACTTTGCGTTTGCAATTGCTTTGCTAGAATATTCAACCGCACCTTTATCTGGTTCTGTTTTGTTGCCAAATGTAAAAAACATTTGAAGGGGACGCACATCTCCAGCCAATGCACGTTTCAAAGCACGATTGAATTTCAATGCTCTCGCACGTTCATCACGTTTATGATTGACATGCTGTTGAATGTTTGAACATAATACATCAAGAATGTTGTACCAACCATCACCACAATCAAAACCCCAACACATAGCAGTATGCGTCATTGGTGCGTGACGATACTTGAAAATCTTTGGGTATTTTGCAACTAGTGCTTCATCTAATTCTTTTTTCATAATATATTACTCAGTTATTTCACTTCATCAAATTCTTCAAACTCGTCCCAATCATCTTCTTTAAGATTCTTGGGGTCAATAAACTTTGCCTGGTATTTGAACTTGTCTTTTTGTTTTTTAGATTCGTTCAGTTTAGGTTTCCCTTTGCGACCTTCATCTTCATAGAAGTCTCGGAAACTAGAATACTTTTTTGTTTTTGCCATTTTGTTACTCTGATTCTCCTTGCAGAATTTCAGGTATCGACTCTTCAATAAGTTTTCTAGTGATACCCTTGTACGTAAGTTTTTTATCTTTCATCATCAAAACAAGTTTAGCCTCTTCAGGTGAAACTGTCTCAAGAACCTCAATAAAAATAGATTCACGCTTGATGGGATTCAAAGTACTTCCCTTTAAGAAATACTGAAACTTTCTCAATTCTTTTGGTAGACGATTGTGCCCCCAATTATCTGGAGTTTCCATAGGTTTGTATGGCGGCACTCCAACAGGCAAATCAAATACAATATTCTTATGGAATGTGTAACGCAACACAGTTTTCAATTCTGGTGTTAAGTTTGCAATCTGTTTCAATGAGTTTGCTTTTTTAGCCGCTGGTAATTCTGCGACATGCTGTAGCAACTCAGGCAAATTCATCTTACTGATATCAATAGCCATGTTCAAAATTCCTGTATATGTTCCATCAACTGCTTCATGCGGTTTTGGATAAAATAGTTAAGTAGTTTTTCTCTACCACGTTTAGGGGTATTGTCATAAGCATCTAGAATCTTTTCTTGATACTCAGTTGGAATCTTAGACAGATCAATCAGCAATTCGTTTCGCTTGTAATTTCTCAGCATCACTTCATCACAAAAAGATTCAGGTTCTTCTTCTAACCACTTATTTAGTTTTTTCTCAGTTACAGGTTTTTGTCGAGCATCTGTCACGAATGTGTCATCGCAAGACATAAAATTAGGAATTCCGTCACTTCTGTCGCCTCTGATAATGTGCTCTTTTAGAAAGGCTTCTGGTGTATTAGTGCGCAAGAACTTCTTACCCATTGGGCTATACTGTTCTACGTTTGCAAACTTTTGCAATTGCATAAAGTCTTTGTCACTAGACAAAATCAGAATCTTTTCCGTAGAACTGTTTTTAAGCGGAACACCAAACTTATATGTCAATGTTGCAATAACATCATCAGCTTCAGTCTTGTCAACTTGAATCACTTTATACGGAAAGTATTCTTTGATTTCATCACGCACTTTGTTTAGCGTTTCAAAAATCAGATTCCAGTCCAATGGAGATGCTTCTCTGTCTTTCTTGCGACCTGCTTTGTAGTAGGGAAAGTAGTCTCTACGCCAGTATTTCTTGTCATCGCAACAGATAACAATGTCACCATAGCTATCTTTGAATTTGACATTGTACATACGAATGCTGTTCAGCACCATATGCCGTACCATGTTTTCATCAATTACGTTCAATGCATTTGAATTTATCTGCATCATTAGATTTGAAATCATTACCTGATTCAAGTCAATCAAAATCATTTTAAATTATCCAGTTATTACTCTAACAACAATTGTATCAGAGTTGATGCGACCTGTCAACTCGGCAGGCTTGGTTGTCAATCCATCTAGCAGTTTTTTCAACACAATCTTACCGCCATCAAGCACCTGCTTAACAGCAACTTCGGGCTTACGCAAACGTTTGCCAATGGATGTTTCAGCATTGAAGTTTTGAATTGTCGTGCCTTTGATTGTCAAACCCTTTGCGTTATCTGCATTGTACATACCCAACAATTTAGTTTTGGTATTGTACAACCACACTTGATTTGCACCAACAATCTTTTCTGGCAGAACACTTGTTAAATTCATTTCAGCAAAATCTTTCATGTATTGCACTTTAGATGCAATGACACTTGCAGGTTTCTCTTTTACTTTACGTGCTTTACGTACAGGTTTATTTTCTGCACCACGATTTGTTTCTGCAATAACCGAATCATAGAATTCTTTGACCTTACGCAATTGCACTTTGCTGAAATTAGAATAACCCTCTTTGATATCAGCATCGGAAGTATTCATAACGTCTTCAAATTGCTTAGACCGTTTAATGAATACTTCACACATACGCTTTTGCACAACGGAAGATAGGACTTTGCCCTTTAGGTATGATTGCATATCTGGCGCAAACTTGCAACCACCAGCAATGAATTCATCAACAAGTCCTTCAATCTCTCCGACTTCTTCGGATGCCTTTTCACGAATTCTATCTTGAATAGACAAGACTGGCACAGATGATGCAACAACAACAGCAGATTTTGCTTTTTTAGTTCTCTTTGCAGTTTCTACAACAATCTTAAACTCTTTTACAAAGAATTTTTTGAATGATTCTGATGGTGCATATCCCATACATAGCATACGTGATACCCAACCAAGTTGCACTGGAATAGATACATCACTTGATGATATTAAAGAAATTTCTTCTTTGGGTCTATCAATGCTAGTCATGTATTCAACAACAAACGTTTTTGCTTGCTTGCTGTCACAAAAATAATTATACCAATTCAATGCACGAATTTCTTCGCTTTTGAGATTTGTCATCTCAGATTGATTGGTCCAAGAAGGTTCCATGCCATATGCTTTTGCATCTACACCTGGATTAATCTTGGAAAATTTCATAGTTTATTCACCTATTGTAAATGATACAGATTTAACAGAATCGTAACGGAATGATCGCCATTCGTTTTTCTCTAAGTCAACTACAGAGATTGTTTCATCCGTCAAAGTAGTGCGAACACGGTCAGTTTTCTTTTCGTATTCTGGAATTTCAGACTCTTGCAAGGTGCATGTCATAGTACGCATTGTACCATTTTTCTTCATAAAGTCAACTGTCACAGGACCGTATTTGAGGTGGCTAATTAGCCAGTCTCGGAATGATTTTCGTTCTTGCGCATCACTGGTTGAATAATCAAAATTTGTCATATCAAAATTCTCCATGTTAAAAACATATCTCGGTTAATGTCTCTAGTATAATCATAACCCGATCAATTGTCAAGTTCTATTCTCGGGTTTCGTTTTGGAATTGTTTTTCCATTTTTACTTCACTATACAAATAATCGTATAGGTCTTTGATACCACCAATGTATTTTGCGTCGTGGAATATGTGAGGAACAAAATTAGTTTCTGGAACTAATATCCTTAATTGTTCTATTGTATAATCTTGCCCCAATATAAATAGTTTGTATTGTCGTCTACATACTACCAACAGTGTTTCAACTTTATTGGTTGTTCTACTTCCTTCTGCACCATAAACATAATATGTCATGGAACATTGTACACCTGCACATATTCACTTGGTTCATTATTTAAAAATGCAGTTTTAAGTGTACCCCTAAAATCATATGTTACTTGATAACCTTTGACAACACTCTGATATGCCTGTTCATTGACAAGTTTACATGTTGGTGTTGATAGCGGCGGTGTCATACCCAAGACTAGAGTAGTA